GGTTATGAATATGAAGAAATATTTAAAACAGATGCTACTTGGGCAAAAAGCGTTAGGAGGACTAAATGAACGAATTACCAGAAACATTAGCAGGCCATGAACATATAATTGTAGGGGATGCTTACTACTTTCCTGATCTCTCTAATCAGATATACCACAACTCACCTGGTATCTCTTCATCAACCATCAGAAGATTTGGGGTATCGCAATTGCATGCCTTGCAAGAAGAAATGGAAGACAGTCATGCTCTTAGATTTGGATCAGCGGCACATGCTCTTATAGTTGAAGGCGAAACAGTCTTTAATAAAGAGGTAGCATGTTTGGTCGGCTCACCATACACACAAGCAAATAAAGATTTGAAGCGTGAATATGAGAAAAGAGGCTTGACAGTCATCAATGCTAACGACAGAGAAACCATCTATAGTATGAAGAATAACTTAGGTCTGTATAGTGAAAAAGCTTTAAGTCCAGATGAAAGTGAGTACCCGTCGCAGATATTTAACAGGGCGGCAGAAAACGCTTTATATTGGTGGGAAAATGATATGTTATGCAAAGTTAAAGCTGACATCATTAGATATCCTTTAAGTGGGCCATACGATGACAAGACAATAGTCTTAGTAGATTATAAAACAACACAATCAGTTAAACCTAAAGACTTTTCAATGTCTGTTAGAAAGTATCAGTACGACTTACAAGCAGCTTGGTATAAAAGAGCTTTTGAAAGAGCTGGGTTTGATGTGTCCGACTTTTTGTTTGTTGCCCAAGAAAAGAAAAGTCCATATGCATCCAAAGTCTTTAAGATGAAACATGAAGATATGGAAACTGGATGGATCGAACTTGATAGATTGTTGGGTGAATATAAATCAGTTATAGAAGGTAGGCACTTACCTACTATATATAACTCACCAGAATTAGTGGAGATAGAGCTATGAGTATAGATAAAATAAAACCTGAAGATTACGAAACTTTAGAACAAGTAGAAGAACGAGTCAGAGATGAAGATAAAATGATGCAAGCATTTGACGATATAGAAGATATGATTAACCATCCGCCTCACTACAATAAAGGTGGCTTAGAATGTATCGAGTACATTAAACAACAACTTGGGGGAGTTGGATTTAGAGCATATCTTGAAGGTAATGTGATAAAATATATCCATCGTCACAAATACAAGGATCAAAACATTTCTGATTTAAAGAAAGCAATCTTTTATTTAGAAAGATTAGTACAAGAATATGAGGACATGTAGCGCTGTCTATGACATGCTAATTACCCCTTTTAGCGTTATATGTAATTAGGGAGCCGTAAGGCTCCCTTTTTTATACACTATAAAAAAATAACCATTCGAGGAGAGAATATATGAATGATATTTCCTATATACTAGATCATTTTTTGAACAAAAAAAAGGGGGCAGAGCCCCCAAATGGAAATAATTATAATCTCGGAGGAGATTTAGCTTCATTACTTCCTGGAGAAGTAGAACTCAAAGGGCTTAAGTATTCACCTATTTTTGTTTTAGTTGAATTGACTTGCTCACCTTCTCTATTAGTCCAACTTTCATCTTTGTGGTAAATGCCAAGTTCTAAAGTCTTGTTCACTAATTCATGAACATTCTGCGGGAACTGCTTGAACCCACATGCTTTAGACAAAGCAGTAAACATTTCATTTGAGATTCTTTTTGAATCTGGGTTTGTAGCCCACAAATTATAGAACTCAACATGATCTCTGTTATCACCATTATTCATTTCGAATACAACTCTAACAGTCCAATTACCAGCTTCTGATTTATATTTCTCAGCTGTAATTATTCTAGCTGTGTTAACACCCTTAGGCGCTATCTCTTTTCTTTCTGTTATTGGTTTGGTTATATTTTCTAACCATTCCACTCCATCAAAATCACTCATTATTACCTCCTGCAGTTTGAGTATTGAATCCCAACTTATTAATAACAGTTGTCAGATTTGCTTGTTCAAAACCTTCAAGCTTACCTGATCTATCCTTAGCGGTATAGCCTTGACCAACATCTGTTTGCAACCATCTGTTTTTAACAATGGCTCCATCATCATCCTGTTCTTCAATGACTCTTAACGCTAAGACCTCATCAAAAAAGTAAGTTATTGATTGCCCTAATTTAGTACCAACCATTTTTGGTTCATACTGCATTACGTTATCAACATTCATTTTTTCCATTTTCGAAACAAAAACAACATGCATATGTAAATCTCTATATGCTCTCATAACATTTGTTACAGATTCTTGCACATTACCATATGCCATACGTGGATCTTTGTGTCTAGCTTTCTCAAAGTTGAGTAATATTTCAGACATTTCAGAAATAGAGTCTAGACATACAGTTTCGTAAACTAGCTCTCCATTTTTCAAAGCTTCACATATTTCTATGATTTCTTTTGCTTCTTTTACCTGTATGACATCTATATCTTGCTGATCTCTTACTGATAACAGACCAGATTCCATATCAATCATAAGTTTCTTTCCAGGTGCTGTACCGCAAAGAGTAGTTTTACCTGCTCCAGCTGCACCATAAACGAGTATTTTAGCCCCTTGATCTTCAACTAAATCATTCGGACTAACAATTCTATCTTTGAAAGACATTAATACTTCTCCTTAAAAGTTATTGACATAATAATAAAACATAAACTACAATTTGTAAATCATTAAGGTTCATAAATGTAACGATGAAGAAGAATTATACTTGGTTAGCAAATTATTACTACAGGACAAAAGTCCTTTCTACAAAACATTTAAGAGCTTTAGAATCTTTAAACATTAAACCACAATATAAGGAGAGAGAAGTGAAAAGATATACATTAAAAGAATATATTGAATTTGTAGGCACAAAAAAAGCAGCTGAAAAATTTGTATGTTCAGAGGCCTCAGTTAAGGCTTGGAGATATGGTTATAGACAACCATCCGTCGATCAAGCAAAAATTATCATTAGAGCATCCGAAGGTAAGCTAGATTTTGAATCCATTTATGGTAATCTCGAAGATATATTAGCTGAAGAGTGTTCAACCTAAATTTATCAGAAGAAGAAAGTCCACTTGACTTAGCCCTTGCATACTATGATGAGGGACTAAGTGTCATACCATTACTTCGTAAAAATAAAAAACCACCTGTTTTTTTAGGGGGCTGGCATCAATACAAAACAGAAAGACCAAAAAGGGAAACTGTTATTGAATGGTTTAAAGATAGAGATGATTTAGTTGTAGCTCTCATATGTGGGCATTTTATTGTAGTTGATGCAGACACACCAGAAGCTATGAACTGGGTCGATAATAATATGCCACCTACCCCATTTAAAGTAACAACAGGTAAAGGCATGCATTACTATTACAACAACCCTGAAAACTACACAACCTTTGCAACTAAAAGAACAAATGACACACCAATAGAAAGACTTATAGATATTCGTGGCGAGGGTGGTTTAATAATTGCGCCTTACAATAAACATGCTAACGGCAACATCTATAGACCACAAATTATACCTGAGTGGGATGTCGATGATTTTGACGACTTACCAGACTTTACTGACAAGCAATGGGAGCTAATAACAGGCAATGGAAAGAGAGCAAATGGAACTTTAAGTACAGCACCATTCTCATTAGAAGGTGTTAATGAAGGCTCAAGAAACGACCAAGCGGCTAGGCTTGCTGGCTACCTTATATCTAAAAATATAAATATAGATTTTGCTAAGTTCTTTATGCAGTCTTGGAACATGCAGAACAGTCCACCATTATCACAAGTAGAAGTAAACTCAGTTGTAGAAAGTGTTAAACAAACACACGACAGAAAGAATCAAAAGGCTCCCTTATTTTCTAATGCAAAAGAACAAGTCATACCACCTAAAGATTTATTCAACCCACCTGGAATTCTAAAAGACATGTATAAATTTTGTGAGGAAATTGCACAAGTATCACAACCAGAATTATCTATAGCTGGAGCTTTAGCTTTAACTAGCGTTGTCTGCGGCAGATTATATAGAACCAACATGAACAACTTCTCTTCTTTATATTTTATGGGAATAGCTAAGTCTGGGCAGGGTAAAGAGAACATCAAATCTTTTATTGAAAGAGTTCTTAACATGTCAGAACATTCTGATTTAGTTGTTGGTGACGGCTATACTTCATCTGGAGCTGTCCACTCTATTTTACGTTATAGACCAACACAAATAACAATAATGGATGAGTTTGGTAAAAGACTAGAAGCTATCGGCTCACAACAAAATACCAATAGAGAAGACGGGATCCAAACATTAATGGAAGCTTGGGGGAGGTGTCACGGCACACTTAGACCAGATAATTACTCTTTGATGAGTGTGCCTGACCAGTACAAAGACCAAGCTATGAATAGGGTTACTCACAAACCAGCTATTACTTTAGTTGGATTATCTGTACCACAAAATTTTTACAAGGCTTTAAACTCAGGAAGAATAGCAGATGGTTTCTTAAATAGATTTATTGTGATTGAATCCAAAGAACCTAGAAAAATACAACAATTAAAGAAGTTTAAAGAAGCACCTTTAAGTATAGTTAACTGGATAAACTGGATTAGAAGATCAAGAACTGAGTTTGCTGGTGTTGAATTGAATAACGCAGAGCTTGATCTAAAACCAAATGTAATACCTTTCTCTGCAGATGCGGAACAACACTTAAATGAATTTGCTGCAGAAATAATAAAAAGACAAGAAGTGCTGGAGAAAGATAATTTAGAACCTTTGCTTTCTAGAACAAGGGAAAAAGCTATGCGTCTTTCTCTTGCTTGTGCCCTAGCTGATAATCCAGACTGCAAAGAAATCTCTGGACAAGTTACTAAATGGTGTATTGATTATGTTAGGTATTATGACTTATTGTTTATAGAAGCTTGTAGAGATAAGGTTGCATCATCTGCTACTGAATCTAAAATAAAACAGGTTTTGTCCTTTATCAGATCAAGAGGCGATACTGGAATCTCAAAAAGAGAAGTTGATAGAGGTGAACTATTTAGAAGTATGAAGTCATACGAAGTGAAAGAAATTATTGAAAGACTTAAAAACGCAGGTGAAGTACAAGAAATGGACATAAAGATTGGAGGTAAAGGTAGGCCAACTAAAAGACTAGTTGCTGTCGACCCAACTTATTATGAAGACTGATAGAAATGTTGTAACTGAAATGGGCGATCCATCAGATAGACATGCCAAGATAATTAAAACACCTCAAGGGTATGAGGTAGATATATACAATGAAGGAGATGTAATAAGAACTATTAAACTGCATAAGCATTCCGAATCGTATGCTGAAGATTGTGCAGAAAATTGGGTCTTAGGAATTATAAAATATGAAAATACCAAGCCTAGAAACAAGAGATGATCAAAAACGTGAAGAACGAGTCGCTGGATTTTTAGAAGGCGCCTGGAATGTCACTTGCCATAAACTGCCCACTACTTACGGCTTAGACTATTGGATAGAATCAGCAGATAAGTGTTATTGGTGTGAAGTAAAATGTCGTAGCTTTGAATACGATAAATACGATACTTTTATATTATCAGTTGCAAAGCTAATGAAAGGAGCAATGTTTGCAAAGTCAACAGGCATACCTTTCATTACAGTATATGCTATGACAGATGGACTTTATTATCATGAATGGGATCCAGATCACATATATGATATAAGAATGAATCTATCTCCTGACCCAACCTATCATGACGATAATGAGCCATACGCTCATATACCAAAAGATATGATAAGATGTATAACTGATAAACCATTAGGTTTAGACAGAAATGAAATAGGATTATGTTAGATAAATTAGCAAAAAATTTACTCGGAACAGTTGCTCCTACATTAGGACAAGCTATCGGCGGCCCTCTCGGGGGAATGGCGGTAAAAGCTATTGCTGAAAAACTTGGTGTAGAAGCAAAACCACATGTTGTGCAGAAAGTTTTACAAGAACCATCTCCTGCACAAATTAAAGAATTAAAAGCTTTAGACAATGAGTTTAAAAAAGAAATGAAGGAGCTTGAAGTCGACCTTTACAAATTGCAGACTCAAGACATACAAGATGCAAGAAAGGCATTCAGCGGTGATTGGACATCTAAGCTCCTTGGTTTCATTACAATCGGTGGCTTTATGGGCTACATATTTTTAGTTACATTACAACCACCTGAACAAAACTCAGAAGCTTTAATAAACCTAGTGCTTGGATATTTGGGTGGATTAGCATCAGCAGTTATATCCTTTTATTTTGGCGCTTCACACAAAGGAGACGAGTAACCTGTTGACTTGCTGACAGCACAACGCAATTCCATTTCTCAGATACACATGCGTTGGAACATCAGGTTACTCACTTAAATGAACGAAGTAGTTACCATTATTCAACAAGTCGGGTTTCCTATTGCGGCAGCTTTAGGACTTGGCTGGTTTATCTACCAACTCATTATGCGTATTGTGGATGGGATGGAGAATAAATTAGATGTTGTTGATGAAAAGGTAGCAGAACAAATAACAGCTATGGAGCAAAGACTGGGCACAAAACTAGATTCACAACACGGCATCCTAGTGGCTTTGATTGACAGAGTAAGAAGTTTAGATAATGAAATAATTAGACAAGACACATTAATTAAAACCATATTGGGAGTGCCACAACTAATAGATAGCAATAAAATAGCTAAGGCGGATAGAGATGACCAAAGAAAAGACTAGAGACAGAACATATTTTGTATTTTTACTATTCTGCTTGGCGCTATATAGCCAAACAGATGAAATAAAATTTAAATTTAAAAGCCCATCTTTTAGTGGCGAAGGAACTTCAGCACACTACCTCACAATAGAGAATCAAGAATATACCAGAAAAGAAGCTTTGGATGCAGAGATCAAAGCTTTGCAAGAAGAACTAGAAAGAGATGCAGAAAACACAACACTTGCTAGATTTCTTAGAAACTTTGAATCAAGAGTATATGCTCAATTGTCTAGGCAGTTAGTTGATCAGTTGTTTGGTGAAAACCCTGCAGACGAAGGTACTTTTACTTTGTTTGATAACATCATAACTTGGACGACTGACGGCATAAATATTACAATGACTATATTTAATGAAACAACTGGCGAAACAACTACTATCACTATTCCTATTGGGGACTTTGGTTTCTAGTTGCACAACACATTTACAATACATATCACCCTGTTTAAACAATCCAGATAATGACTATAAAGACTTAGTCACTATCGTTGGCGAAGCTCAATGTTTTTCTAAGTCAGCCTTTATTAATGAGCCAATCACACAAGCAATTAAACAGGTGCCTCTAGCATCTGAAAAACCTGTAGTTGCTGTCTATAAATTTCAAGACCTGACAGGACAAAGAAAATCAATA